AGGTCACAGAGGTTGTCAACGATTCGTCTGTTGTTGTTATATTGGAGACTATTGACTATGAAGTTCACATCGATACGATGGGGCAAATTCACTCAGCGCCAAAGAAGTTAACCAGACAGATTATTCAAAAGCGAAAATTAGCCGTTGTGAGACACGAAGAGGTTAAGACGAAACAAGTAGTGGTTGAGCAAAAGAAAGTCGAGCAGAAGTCAAAAGAAGTGGTTAAGGAGAGCGGGACATGGTCTCTCTGGTTATTCGGTTTAATTATATTAATCGCAATAGTTTTATATATAATGTCTAAAATTCGGGTTTTTTAGTTTAGGTTCATAGTTTGGAGAGGCCACGCAGAAATGTGTGGCTTTTTTTTGCCCTAAAAAGTGGCTTTAAATAGTTAAAATCGCAGATTGTAAAAAAAAGATTAAAAAAAAATAAAAAAAGTTTTGTTTTTTAAATAGTTAAAACGATATTTGATGACCGACACAAACCAATCGGCTTAAAATTATGAACATAGTATCTGGACAATCAGCAAAAAAAGAACATTTATCTATTGGCTCTATTACCGCTTGTAATAGAAAAATGAGCATTGGAAAAAACGATTACGAAAGTTTTAAGCACTATGCAAATAAATATCCAGAAATATGTTGCGCTAAGTGTTTATCTAAATTTAACACAATTAAAAAATAAATAAAAACAAAAGGGGCGCAGCATCCATCACTGCAATAACTTTAAAAACAAAATCATGAACAAGCTAAAAACAAAAAACACAAATTTATCGATTGAGGAAATTGACGAGGCCTTATTAGGTTTCGGAGTTTTAATTCTTTTTTTCGGGTCATTTCTTGGCCTTTTATTTTATTTCTTATCGTAATGGGCGCAACTAAACAAACGAGGACACTGGCGAGTTTGCCATTGGATTCAGAATGCGAAATATGTGACATCACTATTGACGGCTCAACTTACATTGTTACTGGTTATTATACCACAGACGAAAATGAATTTGAAAGCGATTTGATAATCACAGAAAATGAGTTGGATAAATATTTGGCAGAATTTTATAGCATTGAAGAGGTTAACACCAACACAAAAAATGGCAAATATTTAGTCATGACAGATGGCGAGGGCGAGAATGCTACATTTATTCCATTTGGCCAATTCATTGACGAGAATAAATATGATTTGTTTTACAATTTAATTAAGGAAAAAAGTGGTAAACTTTAGACTAAAAGGCAAAATCGAAGCCAAAGAAAATGGAGTCGATTACATGATTAAGCAATTCGGAAACGAAGTTCTGGTTTACGCCTTTGACGGCAAAGAACATGCAGTCGAATGCAATTTTATTGAACTCAGAGAGGCCATGAAATATGTCAGAGAGCATGCAAGAAAAAAAGCGGGGGACATTTCACGAACTTACAACCAGACAATCATTGGCAAAATGAAACTTGGCGAGAATTATTCGGTAAGTGAAATCGAAATCAAAAACCAACGCTCTCTGGTATCTTATTACAGAAAAACAAGAAACAGAGACTTTGAATTTGAGGTTTATTATGATAATGGCAAACACTTTAAAATCACACGCATAAAATGATAGCAACAAACATTGACGCATTTGCGCAAGTATTAAGCAAACAAGGTTTTGTATTAATAGAACGAATCGAAGAGCCATTCATGGCGCATTTTATCAAAGACGAGTTCGAAATTAAATTGAACTGGGAGACATTCACAATGCCGAATTGTTATGCTCCGCTTTATTATCCAGACTCAGCAGACCAAGCAATGACGCTGCTCGCATGTCATGGCATTATCAAATTGCCAATTCATTACAAAAGCGATGCGGACAAATTGCATCTAATTGAAAAATGTGGCTCATTAGTTAACCAAACTTTAGTTAATCAAATAATCAAATCATGAAGTTAATCCATACCTATCCACACAGACAAGAAGACGATGGATGTCCAAAGACAGAAGTTGTTTTCGTTCAATCCACAACTGGCACAAAGCCAGAGGATGCAAATATCAGTTTAGAACGTTGGGCAAAACACATTCGGGCGCAACTGGAAATGACAGAAAAAAAAGTCATCAAATTAGAACTGCGAGACCATTACGAATTGTTTAAAAATATTCGCTAAAAAATTTGATTAAATACTTTAAATGTTTAAATTTACAAATCACTAAAAAACCTAAAAAAATGTCAGAACTTATCAAAATTCAATCGGAATTAAAAGCACCGAAAAATCAGTTTAATGCTTTTGGAAAATACAAGTATCGCAATTGCGAGGATATACTTGAAGCGCTAAAACCTTATCTTTTAAAATATGGTTGCATGTTAACTATTTCAGACCAAATCAAAGAGGCGGGCGGATTAATTTATTGCGAGTCAAGCGTCCAATTAACATTGCCAAATGGAATCGTTGTAACGACAACTGGATGCGCAGGCATTGACCCAAACCGCAAAGGCATGGACATTTCGCAGTCGTTTGGCTCGTCATCGAGTTACGCTCGAAAATTTGCGCTTGGGGGTATGTTTGCTCTGGACGATACAAAAGATAGCGACACAACAAACACACATGGCAAAGTGCAAGAAACAAAGCCTAAAAAAATTGCATTGGTTAAAGGTTCGGCAGCATGGAAACAGATTGTCGAAAAATTGGCTAAAAACGAAATCACAATTTTAGACGTTGAGGCTAAATGCGACATTACAGAAGAGCAAAGAGAAATGTTAATGGATGAGGCTATATGAGACCATTTAAAATAAGATGCTCACAGATTTCCAAAATCATGGGCAAAGCAAAAAAAGAGGGCGAGTTGTCTGCGACATGCAAAACATATTTGCATGAATGGTATGCAGATGACCATGAGGAAATACATTCTAAATACACTGAAAAAGGCAAGGCCGTTGAGGCCGAAGCCATTCAGTTTATGGCCGAGCAACTTGGCTTTCCTTTTGCTGAAAAGAACATCGATATATTTTCGAATGAGTATATTATCGGAGAGCCAGACGTTTTGCCGACAGAAGACATTTGCGTAGACATAAAGTGTCCATTTAACCGCAAAACATTTTTAGACAATGTATCTGGAATCAATGAAGACTATGTTTGGCAGGGTCGAGGTTATTTAGAAATTACTAAGCGCAAGCAATTTATTCTGTTCTATGCGCTTATGAACACGCCAGAGGATGTTAACTATGGCAAGGCCGTAAGTTATGACCATTTGCCTGCAAACCAACGTTGGCTCGCATACACGATTGACCACTCAGACGAAATCATTGAGCAGATTTATGCTAAAGTCATTCAGTGTCGAGAATATCTGGCAAACTATCACGAACAAGTAACTAAAACAATTGGTAAAATAAACTAAAAATCATGGACAATAAAGACAAGTTAATTGAATTACTAAAAGAAATCATTGAAGACTACAGAAGACTGGTTGTAAAGTACAAAGAGTCTGAGCAAATTAGGGATAAATTAATTGAGAACCAAAAAAAGCAAATAGCAAATCAATTAGAAATTATAAATCTTTTATCCGATGGACTTATATAAAATCAATATCAAAATTCGAAACAGACGAATTGAACTCGGCTATAATTCAGCCGAGCAATTCGCATTCGAGAACAAATTAAATCGCAGCACTTACCAGAGAGTTGAGCAAGGTAAAAACATGACTTTGGAGACACTGGTTAAAGTTGCGCAGGCTTTAAAAACAGATATAAAAGAATTGTTATGAAAAAATCAATAGAATTTTTTGCCGAATTATTGTGGTTTATTTCGGTTTTAGCTTTTGTGTTTATTATTTTACCAATGATTGCAGGCATTATTTTAAGTTTATTTATATGAAAGCTAAATACATTGGTAAAATTGAGGACGGCCGTCTAAGAATTTTAAACAAAAGCATGTTTGATGCGCATATTGAATCGTTAAACGGCAAAGAGGTTTCAATCATATTGGATAAGAACACGAAAAAGCGTTCAAACAATCAAAATGCTTATTATCATGGCGTTGTTTTGCCTATTGTTAAGGCGGGATTGATTGACGCAGGCTTTGAAAACTATCGAAACAATGAGCAAGTTCACGACTT